AGCCAAACCGCGTAAAACTGGGGCAATTAAGAAACCCCTAGTTGGTGCGGTAAAACCACGCATATGCACACCTTTTCTCAAAGGCGCTTCAAAGGTAGGCGAGGTTGCTGAACTAGCTGAGAAGATTGGTATGCCGTTGCTTGATTGGCAGCTACTTGTCCTAGAGGACATGTTGCGAGTTGATGCTAAGGGCGATTTCAAGCGCAAAACTATGGGATTGCTTATTGCACGTCAGAATGGCAAGACTCACCTTGCTCGTATGCTTATCCTGGCTCATCTGTTCCTTTGGGATAGCAAAATGGTCATCGGTATGTCATCTAACCGGAATATGGCCTTAGATACCTTTAGGCAAGTTGCAAACGCCATTATGGATAATGATTTTCTTAAGGATCAAGTAAAACAGATTAGATACGCAAATGGCCAGGAGTCAATCACAACTCTCAAAGGCAATCGCTATCAGATTGTAGCTGCAACGCGAGACGGCTCACGTGGACTTACTGCAAACTTCCTATTCATAGACGAATTGCGTGAAATATCTGAAGAAGGCTGGAAAGCAGCCAGACCAACTACTCGCGCTACTGGCGGCCAGACTTTAGTCTGCTCAAATGCCGGAGATGCTTATTCAATTGTATTAAATGACTTGCGAGAACGTGCTTTGTCATATCCATCGCCTACACTTGGTTGGTATGAATATAGTGCGCCACCGCATTGCAAGGTTGATGATCGTAATGCTTGGGCTATGGCTAACCCTTCTCTCGGCAAACTCATTGACGAGGAGACGCTGGAAGAAGCAGTAGCAACAAACCCAATTAACAACACAAGAACTGAAATGCTTTGCCAGTGGGTCGATTCTATGACTTCACCCTTCACAACTCAGATGGTTAGCGATACTTCTGACTCAACACTTCAAATTACTCCTGGTGGCAATATCGTATTTGCCATAGACGTATCTCCATCTAAGCGATCTGGTGCTTTACTGGCTGGCAAGTTAAATCAGTCTACCGGAAAGATAGAACTAGGGCTTATGCAGCTCTGGACTAGCGATGTTGCCATTGACGATTTGAAAATGGCTGCAGATGTCCACGCATGGGCTCAAAAGTTCAAACCGCGTGTAATTATGTATGACAAATACGCCACGGCTTCTATTGCTCAAAGATTGCAGCAATCAGGGCAGAAGTTAGAGGATTGCTCAGGCCAATCCTTCTACCAGGCTTGTGGTGAGATATTAGATGCGTTTGTAAATGTCCGTTTGGTTCACTCTGGCCAGAAGGAACTAACTGAGTCCTGGTTCTCGGTTGGTGCTAAGACAAATGACGCAGGTTGGCGAATAGTTAGACGCAAGTCAGCAGGAGACGTAACTAGCGCAATCTGCTCAGCAATGATTGTCCATTACTTGACAAAACCGCAATCAACACCCCAAATATATGTTTGACACGCGTCTTAAATAGTGAGACAATACTTGCCAACTAGGGTAAGGTTGGTGTATGGGTTTATTCTCTCGCTTTAGCAAGCCAGCAATAATTGAAGCGCAGTATGCACCGCCAGTAATGGCCGATACCTACCAATACCAAATCCCTTACAACTTACTTTCAATAGATCGCATTAGCGCGATGTCTATCCCAGCTGTTAGCCGTTGCCGTAACTTAATCTGCAACACAATCGCAGCGATGGAACTATCTTTAGAATTAAAGCGCACTGATGAAGATTTGCCTAAACTGCCATGGATGGATCAACCATCACACAATCAACCTTATGCAGTTACAATGGCATACACAGTAGATTCACTTCTATTCTTCGGCGTGGCTTATTGGGAAATTACAGAAGTTTATGCAGACAACGGTTATCCAGCAAGATTTAACTGGGTTGCAAATTCTCGCGTTATTCCTAAATACAATAAAACAAATACATTTATCGAAGGTTACCAAGTAGATGGCGCAGTTCGCCCTATGTCTGGTATTGGTTCACTCGTAACATTCCAAAGCATGACTGACGGCATTTTGCAAACAGGCGCACGCACTTTAACTGCTGCTCTTGATTTAGATCGTGCATCCGCAGTAGCCGCTGCAACTCCAATGCCATCTGGTGTATTAAAGAACACTGGTGCTGATTTAGGAGAGTCTGAAGTTCAAGGATTACTAGCTGCATGGCGCAATGCTCGCAACAATCGTTCAACTGCTTATCTCACAAGCACACTAGAATTTCAACCTGCATCATTCTCACCTAAAGACATGATGCTAAATGAAGCAAAGCAATACATGGCAACTGAAATTGCTCGTTTAATGAACGTGCCTGCGTATTACATCTCAGCAGACATGAACAACAGCATGACTTATGCAAACGTGCAAGATGAACGCCGCCAATTTGTATCTCTATCTTTGCAGCCTTACATCTCAGCAATTGAAGCGCGTCTGTCAATGAATGACATTACTCCTTCAACTCAATACATATCTTTTGATTTAGATTCCGGTTTCTTGCGTGCTAACCCAATGGAACGCTTGGCTGTAATTGAAAAAATGTTAGCACTTGGTTTAATCACAACTCAGGATGCTATGGCAATGGAAGAACTATCACCGAACGGAAGTGCGTCAGATGCAATTGACATTCAGTAGCGATATAGAGTGCGATCAAGGCCGCAGAATCATCTCCGGTAAAATTGTTCCTTATGATGGCGAAATTGGCCAGACATCAGTAGGTAAAGTTGTATTTGAACGCGGTTCAATTCAACTTCCAGAACCGGGCAAATCAAAACTATTATTAGAACACGATGCCAAGAAGCCAATCGGCAAAGCCGTTAACTTCAATGAAACAGCAGACGGCGTTTACGCATCATTCAAAGTCTCCAACACTAGCCGCGGAACAGACTCACTAATCGAAGCATCAGACGGCCTTCGTTCAGGGCTTAGTGTTGGAGTCGAAGTTCTAGCATCACAACCACGTAACGGCGTGTTGTATGTTCAATCAGCAAGACTATTTGAAACAAGTCTTGTCCAAGCAGCTGCGTTCGATTCAGCTGCCGTTCATAGCGTTGCAGCATCAGCGGCAGAAGCCGAAGATGAAGCACTAACCGAAATCCCACAATCAGAAAGTGAGGCCATCTTGGAAACTCCAGATGCCGTAGCACCTGAGGCTGTAGTAGAAACCCCTGCGGTTGAAGCCTCACGCCCAACAGTAACAGCAGCATTTTATGCTGAACCACGCCTAGAGTTCACAAAGGAAAAATTCCTAGAGAACACTATTCGTGCGCAATTCGGAGATGACGATGCTCGTCAATATATCCGCGCAGCAGCAAACACAACAGACAACGCAGGTTTAATTCCTACACGTCAGTTAACAGAAGTTATCAACCCACTTGCAAACGCAGATCGCCCATTCATTGACGCAATCTCACGCGGAACACTTCCAGATGCAGGTATGACTTTTGAAATTCCAAAGATTTCACAGGTTCCAACAGTTGCAGTTACAGCTGAAGAAGCAGCACCATCAGACACAGACCTTAACGATTCTTTCCTATCAGTTACAGTTCAAAAGTTTGCTGGACAACAGACATTCTCAGTTGAACTACTAGATCGTTCAAGCCCAGCGTTCTACGCTGAATTGGTAAAGAACATGGAATTCGCATACGCAAAGGCAACAGATGCACGCGTAGCAACAGTAGTTGCAGCAGCAGCGACAGACGGCGGAAACCGCACAATGTCAGCAGCTAACCTTCTTGACTTCGTTGCAGATGCAGCAGTAGATGTTTACTCAAACACTCTAGGCTTTGCACAAAACATTATCGTGTCTCCAGCACAATGGGGCGCAATCATGGGTCTTGTTGATTCAACAAACCGCGCTATCTACACAGCAGTTGCACCAATGAACGCTGGCGGTAACGCAGCACCTACATCACTAAAGGGCAACATCAACGGCTTGAACCTATACGTTGATCGTAACCTTTCAGGAACAGGCGATGGAACAATCATCATCGTTAACCCAGAGTCATACACATGGTATGAGTCACCAACATTCAAACTAGAAGCAGCAGTAATCGCTTCAGGTCAAATCAACGTTGCCTACTACGGCTACGGCGCAATCGCAACTAAGGTTGCAGCAGGCGCATACAAGTGGATGGTTGCATAACTAACACTTAGCAATAGTGTTGTAGGGGCTTTGTAGCCCTTAGCCCCTACAATTTTCATTAGAGAGGAAATCATGGCAGCAACATACGTTACCGAAGATGAACTGCGCACTGTTCTAGGTATCGGCACTCTCTATGCAGATTCTGTAGTTGAAGAAGTCTGCCAAGCTGCTGAAAACATCATTAAGAGCCATTTATGGTTTAACAACTATTACGCGGCTGCTAGAAGCCTTACAGATAATTTTGCAACACTTTACTTTCAACAACCTCATGGCATGTATGTTGGCCAGAGCGTAACTATCACTAATGCCGGTTCTCCATTCAACGGCACAAAGACAATTACTGAGATCAACGGCGCAGTGCAGGTATCTGCCCTTAACTATCAGAATTATTCTTTAACAGCTTATAACTATTCCATAACCTATGCAGCCACAGGCGCAAACCAGGTTAAGAACCCAATTCAACCATTCGCCACAGTAGCGGCTGGCACTAACGTAGATTTTGCAACAATCCCAGAAATCAGAGAAGCATCACTTCTAATCGCTGTTGACATCTGGCAATCAAGACAACTTTCAAATGCTGGTGGCGTTTCACCAGATGGCTTTACACCTTCACCTTACCGTATGGGCAACACACTACTTGCTAGAGTTCGTGGTTTGATTGCGAATTGGATGAACCCGAATGGACTAGTCGGATGACAGTTGCCGTCACAACTCTCCGCACTACCATAGCAACGGCTTTATCCAATCCAACGGTATGGCAGGTATTTTCCTTTCCACCTGCCTCACCGTTGGCCAACAGCGTGGTTGTAGAACCTGATGATCCTTATATTGTGCCAAGCAATAACCAACATATAACTATTGCACCACTGGCTAACTTTCGCTTAAAACTTTACTTGCCACTTCTGGACAACCAGGGTTCACTTGCAAGCATGGAAGATTTTATTGTTGACGTGTTTACTAAACTAGCGGCATCTTCGCTAAACTATAATATTGGCTCTGTGTCTGGGGTATCGGTTGATACAACAGCTGGAGACCTACTCACAACGGAAATCCGTTTGAGCATACTCACGAGTTGGGCGTAAAAATGACTAATCTAACACCTGAAGATTTGGCTTTTCTGAAAAAGATTGGTCAAATTGAATCCACCCCTAAGGCAACAGCCAAGAAAGACGAGGAATAAATCATGGCGATATTCTTGAATAATAAGGTCGGGTTAAAAATTGCAACAGTTGATCTATCAGATCACGTTACAGCCTTTACACTAAACCGCCAAGCAGACCAACTAGAAGTTACTGCAATGGGAGACACAGCCCACAAGTTCGTTACCGGACTTTCAGCTGACACCATCACAGTATCATTCTTGAATGACACAGCAGCAGGCTCAGTCCTTGCTACTCTACAAGCTGCATACGGCACAACCGTAGCCTTCGCAGCAATTCAGGATAAGGTTGCATCAGTATCAGCAACCAACAAACTCTACACAGGCACAATCCTTGTTGATAACATTCCAGACATCAACGGCGCAGTGGCTGACGAAGCAATGTTTGACATTACCTTTACTTGCAACAGCACAACAGCTTTAGCAACAACAGGCACTTGGTAATCTAACAACTAAAAGAAAAGGGCTAAAATGGCACAGTTAAGAATAGTAAGGGTGGATGGTAGCGATACTGTCCACCAAATCACACCAGCAATAGAATATGCTTTTGAACTCTATGCAAAGAAAGGCTTACACAAAGCCTTCCGTGAAGATGAAAAACAGACTGACGTTTATTGGTTAGCCTGGGAATGCATCCGCAGATCGGGAGAAACTGTCAAGCCTTTTGGTGCAGAATTCTTAGATACGCTTGTTCGTGTGGAAGTTCTTGATGACCTCCCTTTGGGCTGACTAGGGATTCTCTGACCTACCTCATCGCACGCATGAGCCTAGAGACGGGAATTCCTGCACAATCCTTTATAGATATGGATGTGCGAATGTTCAAGACTTATTTGATGGCTATGAAAGATAGGGCAAAGGAGATGAAGGATGGCAACGCAGGTAAAAGGCGCTAAAGAACTGCGCTACGCCCTGCGTAACTTTGAACCTGATTTAGCCAAAGAAACACAAAAGGAAATGGCTGCAGCATTAAAGCCAATAGTAAAAGAGGCTCGTAATTTAGTTCCAGCCGTTAGCCCATTATCAGGCTGGCGGCCTAGAGCCATGAGTGAAGCAAACTTCCCAACATGGGATTCAAAGATTGCTAAGCGTGGTATTAGTTTTAGAACTACACCAACAAAACCTAATTATCGTGGGTTTACTTACGCAGCTTCTATCCATAACAAATCTGCTATTGGTGCTATCTATGAGCGTGCCGGTGTTCGTGCGCCTGGCAACAAAAAATCAAGCAGACCAAACTTTGCTCAGGCTTTAGGGCCGATGGTAGGCAAAGGTAGATTAGAAGGTCGCGCCATGTTTGCTGCATGGAATAAGGATCAAGGAAAAGCGACTGCCGCAGTCATCAAAGCATTAGAAAACGCAGCAAAGAATTTTAAGAATAGGCGGGTTGCATAATGGCCAGAGTTGATTTAGTAGTTGGTATTGGTGCCGAATACAAAGGCAAACCAGCTTTTAACAAAGCCAACAAGGATGTCTTAGGACTCCAGGCTGGAGTTAAATCACTTGCTAAGGCTTATGTTGGCTTGGCTGGCGCACAAAAGGCTTTCCGTTACGCTTCACAATCGCTAAAGGCTTTTGCTCAGGATGATTTAGCAGCTCAGAAATTATCCAGAACTGTAGAAAACTTAGGTTTAGCCTACGAATCAACTAACGTAGAAAACTTTATCCAAGGCCTTGAAAGAACATTTCACGTAGCAGATGACCTTCTACGCCCTGCAATGGCTAAGTTACTTCAGGTTACACAGTCATACACTCAATCTAAAGAAATGCTTACAACTGCCCTAAATGCTTCAGCAGGTGCAGGTGTTGATCTAAGCACAACAGTTCAGGACTTAGCCCAGGCTTACGTAGGCAATCTGAGAGGGCTTAGAAAATACAATCTAGGACTTACCCAGGCTGAACTAGCCACAATGTCATACCAACAAATTGTAGATAAGTTAAACGCAACTTTTACCGGACAGGCAGCTTTAGCAGCTGAGACTTATGCTTTCAAACTTAATGGCTTAACTATTGCCGCTGGCAACGCCAAAGAGGTTATTGGACAAGGCATAACCGATGCCATCGTAGACGCATTTGGCGGTGGCAGTCTTGACCAGGCAGTAGCCAACATGGAAGCAATGGCTCGCTTTGGTGCAGACCTAGCACGCAGCTTTGGCACAATCGCTAAATACAGCGGTATCGGTTTGATTTCCGGTGTTATCGGTGCTTTAAGTAAAAAGCGTAATGAACTAGCAATAAAAGACAGACCATACGATCCAATGTCCGGCAACATGCCAGATATGACTCCTGAAGGCAAAAAGATTGTTGAGGCTCGCAGAAAAGCTGATGCTGATGCTGCTAAACGCCAAAAGGAATTGGCTGCTCTAGCAAAAAAACAAGTTAAAACACAAAAAGAACAAAATGCTTTAACAAAGGCTAAGGCAGTCTTAGACAAATCTTCTCTGGTTATGAACATGGATTTAATCCAAAATACCGCCGCGCTTATGGGCAAGGTAACTGAGGATGAAACTCTTAGACTTAAGTTGCAACAAGCCATTCTCCTAGGCAACTCAACTGAGGCTGGAAACTTAGCGCAACAATTATTAGCCTCTCAATATGCAGCTATAAAGTTATCCTCATCTAATCCTTTAGGTGGCTTTACAGATAGCCTTCTAGCGGCTCTCAAGGCCGTTAGAGACATTAGAGATGAACTTGCCAAGTTAGGCGCGCCTAAAGTTGCAATTCCTTCTATTGTGCCACCGACAACACCAACCACACCAGGCGGTGCAATTTCCGATATTTCCTCAATGGTGCCAATTAACGGTGGATATAACCAATACGATAAATCATTAACACCAACCGAAATTAGAATTTATATGGATCCGATGGCCGCAGCAGCAGGAGTAACCACAGCGGTTATTGACAATGCTGCCAATGGCAACAGCAACAATTATTCTCCTATTTTTAGCTGGGCTGGCGGCTTTTAGTGGCAACACCTAATTTAGTTGTAGTCATAGATTTTAGTTCTGGCGCGACTTTTGGCTATCCTTTTATTTTGGATCAAGGCATTTTAGGCACTAATACACTTGCTGAGCCTGATGCACTAACAGTAGATGTATCAAACCAAGTAAACAAAGTAAGCATTAGACGCGGTTATAACCTATTACAAGAGGAATTTCAAGCTGGTATAGCCACAGTAAGGATATTAGATCAGAATGGAGATTGGAATCCAACCAATCCATCTTCACCTTATTTTGGCAAGTTAGTGCCACTGCGCAAGGTTCGCATCTCGGCTAATGAAGAATTTTTATTTTCAGGTTATACAACTACCTATAATTACACTTGGGATAAAGAACAGAACATAGGTTATGTCGATATACAGTTGGCAGATGCTTTTCGCTTGCTGAACATGTCTAACATAACAACCGTTACAGGGGCAACCGCTGGTGAGACCACTGGTAGCCGCATTACAGACATTTTAAACACAATCGGCTTTCCTACATCTATGCGTAACATTCAGGCAGGCTCAACTACAGTTCAAGCTGACCCTGGAACTGCTCGCACTTCACTGCAAGCCATCAAGAATATGGAGTTCTCAGAGCAAGGCGCGTTCTATATCTTGCCTTCCGGCAACGCTGAGTTCCTAAGCCGCGCAACCATTCAAAGCAAGTCTGGCGTTAACCCAACATTCTTTAGCAATGACGGCACTGGCATCTCATACCGCAACATAGTTACTGCCCTAGATGACAAGCTAATTATTAACCAGACTTCTATTACTCGCGCAGGTTCATCCAACCCTCAGGTAGCCAATAACACGGCCAGCCAGATTAAGTATTTCCCACACTCTTACACAGCCACAGATTTGCTAGTGCAGACAGACGCACAGGCTCTAGATATAGCCCAGGCTTATACTGCGACACGGGCAGAGACCACTCTACGGGTTGATGCCCTTACTCTTGATCTAAACACAGCCGACTACGCAGCAGGCACAACCGCTGCCCTTACTTTAGATTTCTTTGACACCATTAGGGTCAAGAACGTAGGGCAAGACGGCACAATCATAGACAAGACCTTGCAATGTATGGGAGTGAGCCACGAAATTACTCCAGGCACTTGGAATACAACCTTTGTAACATCTGAGCCAATCATTGACAGTTTCATCATAGGCAGTTCTTTATACGGTATAATCGGCACGTCAGTAATGACATATTAAGGGGATAACATGGCAGCAGGATTAGGATTTAAGACATTCGCTACCGGCGATGTT